ACCGGAAATTTACATCCTCGAAAACATCACCTCTGGAAAACAGGGACATAACTGGTCACTGGGGCTGAAGGGCGCGCGTAACGGGTCGTCGCGCGCTGTAACAGGCCGTAGCACGATGTTGCAAATCGCTTGATAGCGGAGGTGGATCGATGGGGCTCCGGGGCCGTCCATGCAAGCCAACCGCGGTGCTGGAGATGAACGGGTCATTCGCTCATAATCCCGGCCGGAAGCGAGCGCGAGCTAATGAGCCGAAAACGCCGAAGCTCTTTGAGGGTCCACCGCCCGATCAGTTTCTTATCCAAGAGCCGGCAATGGGGTACCAGCGCGCGGCCCGGCTACTGAAGGAATGGCACGAGCTCGCGCAACAGGCTCCGGATATCGGCTTGCGATCGCGAGGCACGGTTATTACGCTCTGCATCCTGAAAGCCGAGATATGGCTACAGCCGCAAGGCTCAAAGCTCCTCCCGAGATTGGCAGAACAGGAGAACAGGCTGCGTGTAGAGCTCGGTCTCACGGAGATCAGCCGACCGAAGGTCAATGCAGGAAGTAATTCCAACTCCGGACCCAGCAGCACCCTTGCGGGCCTCGCGCAAGAACGTCGCCGGGCCTGATCTTCGTCACGCGGAGATTGCCCACCGATATGCACGCGAGGTGATACGGGGATTGATCCCGGCTTGCCGTTGGGTGAAGCTGGCTTGCCAGCGTCATCTAGTGGACCTTGAACGGCAGCGCACGAAGGAATTCCGTTACCGATTTGATGCCAAGCTCGCGGGTCGAGCGTGCCGCTTCATCGAGGAGCTTCCTCACGTTCGCGGACAATGGGCCCGTGCCCCGATCGGCGGGACAGATCGACTCCGGCTAGGCGCGTGGCAAGTATTTATCGTTGCCAGTTTATTCGGATGGGTAGAGAAGCGCAGTAGCCTTCGCCGCTTTCGCGAGGCAATGGTGTTAGTTCCGCGCAAGAATGGCAAGTCCACGCTCGCTGCCGGCATCGGGCTCTACATGCTCTGTATGGACGGAGAGTATGGCGCGGAGGTGTACTCCGGGGCAACTACGGAGCGTCAGGCAATGGAGGTGTTCCGCTCCGCATGGCAGATGGCCCGTAAGACTCCAGACCTCGGTCAGTACTTCGGCATAAAGGATGCGGTCAAGAGTCTGTTCATCGAAGATGACGGGAGCCGCTTTCAACCGATGGTCGGTGATCCCGGCGATGGAAGCTCGCCGAGTTGCGCGATTATCGATGAGTACCACGAGCACCCCACGAGCTCGCTCCTCGATACGATGCAGACCGGCATGGGCGCGCGGCAACAGCCCTTGCTTTTTGTAATCTCCACGGCCGGGTCAAGTATCGAAGGGCCATGTCATACTATGCAGCGCGAAGTGGAGATGATGCTCGAAGGGCGCATCGAGAATGAGCGGCGCTTCGGCATCATCTACACGATCGACAAGGAGGATGATTGGAAGTCAAAATCCGCACTCCAAAAAGCCAACCCAAACTACGGCGTATCCGTCTCAGAAAGTTTTCTCCTCGAAGCACAGAGAGGAGCGATACAGTCCAACCACAAGCAAAACGTCTTCAAGACAAAACACGAAAACCTTTGGGTTAACGCGGCCGCGGGCTGGATGAATATGGCCGCGTGGGATGCCTGTAGTAATCCCGAGTTGACTCTGAAGGTCTTCGCGACCAAGACGTGTTTCGAGGGCGTCGATCTGGCCGCGAAAATCGATCTGGCCTCGCGCTGTAAGGTCTTCCCGCGCGTTGAAGGTGGAGTAGTTCACTATTATGTTTTCAGTCATCACTACGTGCCGATGGATCGAGTCCAGGACGGAGAGCACGAACACTATGCGCGATGGGTTGCCGATGGAATGCTCGAAGCGATTCCCGGTCCCGAGATCCAGCTCGCGGTTATCCAGAAACAGATTGAGGAAGAGATTCCGCACTTCGACCGGAAGTGTATTGCGTTTGATCCGTGGAGCGCGCTCCAGATGCAGCAAGACCTTGCCGCGAAGATGGGTGAAGATGCGGTTGTCTCGATTCCGCAGACGACTCAATATCTCTCCGAAGCGATGCGGGAAGTAGAGGCAGCCGTACTTAGTGGACGGCTTCACCATAACGGCGATCCGGTACTCGCGTGGGCGGTCAGTTGCGTTATCGTTCGGCCGGATCATAACGACAACATTTTTCCGCGCAAAGAAAAGAATGGGATCAGCAAGATTGATCCTGCCTCGGCACTCTTCAATGCGATCTCGCGCGCGATGGTGCACAAGCCGAAAGTATCAATCTATTCCACGCGTGGCTTGATCGCGGTTTGATAGGAGGAAAACCGATGAGCCTGAATATGACCGCGGCTCCGGATTCCGGCTGGCTGGCATTCTTAAAGATGGCGTTCGGCTTCACGCTCCTGATTATTCTGGGAAGTCTGTCCTATATCATCGCCATAGAGAAAGTGCATGCAGACTCCAGCTATGGCCTCGATATCATCTTGGGCGGTCTACTCACTTTGTCAGGCGGCTTCGTGGGCTGGGCCTTCCGCGAGAAAACAGACCCGGCGCAATTAAAAGACCGTCTGAGCGGCAAGCCGATAGATGAGCCGCAAGCGAAGTAATAACCTTCCTTCCACTTATGCAACTATCCCTCTTTCATTCGCGGGCAGCGCGTGAGTATCCGGCCGCGATCCCCCTGCCCGCAGAGCCGGTTGCCGAGGAGCTCCGGGCCGAGGAGCTCCAGCCGACGAATGGGCATCAGGTTGAGCCAGAGCTCTCTCCGGAGGAGCGCGCGCGGCTGCCTCTTCAGCCCGCGCTCTTCGATAAGGGTGAATGGTGGCACGATTACTGGAAGGGCATGCCGGAGTTTGTTCAGGAAGACCTGGCTCCGGTCAAGACAATTTATGTTCACTTTGAGACTCGCGATGACTATCTTGCCTTTGCCAAGTTAGTCGGTCAGACCCTCACAATGAATACCCGCTCTATCTGGTATCCGGAAGCAGAGATCGGGCGGACCTTCAACAAACGGTACATCGATGCGCCACCACCCGAGACCGATGACGAGCTCGAACTGATCGAGGTTGAGGTGGAGTGAATCCCGGTTATCCGGTGTATGTGATATCTAAGGGCCGCTGGAGAAACAGACAAACCGCGCGGGCTCTGGAGCGGCTCGCGGTCCCGTTCCGCGAAGTAATCGAGCCGCAGGAATATATCGAGTATGCCGCGGTGGGTGATCCCGCGAAGCTGGTTACACTGCCATTCAGCAATCTTGGTCAGGGATCGATCCCGGCCCGTAACTGGGTATGGGAGCACGCGCTGTCGATCGGAGCCGCCCGTCACTGGATACTGGATGACAATATCGATCGATTCATCTGGCTGAATCGCAACACTAAGTATCCGGTTGGGAGTGGAACGATTTTCAAAGTCGCGGAGGATTTTGTTGATCGCTATGAAAATATTGCGATCGCCGGTTTTCAGTACGAGAGTCTAACTCCGCGCAAGAGCAAGACGCCACCCTTCCGGTTTAACCGGCGCATCTATTCCTGCATCCTGATCCAGAACAATATTCCCTATCGCTGGCGCGGCCGGTACAACGAAGACACCGACTTATCACTGCGCGCTCTCAAGGATGGCTGGTGCACGATCCTGTTCAATACCTTCCTCGCCAAGAAGCGGCCTACAATGACCAACCGCGGCGGGAACACCGCGGAGCTCTATCAAGGTGATGGGCGTCTACGAATGGCCGAGTCGCTCCACGAGCAACACCCGGATGTGGCCACGATTACGTGGAAGTGGGGCCGCTGGCAGCATCAGGTTGATTACTCCGGCTTTAAGCGCAACCAAGCCAAGCTCCGGCCGGGCATAGTCGTTCCCGAGGGTGTGAATAACTACAACATGGTATTGCATACCGATCCGGAGCCGGAAGCGATTGAGGTTGATGAGGAATGAATCCGGGGTATCCGGTTTACATCATTTCCAAGGGCCGGTGGGAATCGCGGCACACCTCGAAGACGCTGGAAAAGATAAAGGTGCCGTACAGCATCGTGGTGGAGCCGCAGGAATATGACCGCTATGCGGCGGTGATCGATTCCCAGAAGATACTCGTACTGCCGTTCAGCAATCTTGGTCTCGGATCGATCCCGGCGCGCAACTGGGTATGGGAGCACTCGCTGGCCCGCGGAGCTTCGCGGCACTGGATACTTGATGACAATATCGAGGGATTTTATCGGCTTCACTACAACCTTAAGACGCCGGTGGCATGCGGAGCGATCTTTCGGGCCGCGGAGGATTTTGTCGATCGCTACGAAAATGTTGCGATTGCCGGTTTTCATTACCATATGTTCGCATCGCGCAAGACCAAGATGCCGCCCTTCCTTCGCAACCGGCGCATCTATTCCTGCATCCTGATCCAGAACAATATTCCCTATCGCTGGCGCGGCCGGTACAACGAAGACACTGACTTATCACTGCGCGCTCTCAAGGATGGCTGGTGCACGATTCTGTTCAATGCCTTCCTTGCCGGCAAGTTACCAACTATGTCAATGAAGGGCGGGAATACCGACGAGCTCTACAAAGATGACGGCCGTCTGCTTATGGCCGAATCATTGCGCGCGCAGCATCCCGACGTGGCCACGATTACGTGGAAGTGGGGCCGCTGGCAGCATCAGGTTGATTACTCCGGCTTCAGGCGCAACCGACTAAAGCTCCGGCCGGGCGTAGTTATCGAGGAAGGCGCGAATAACTACAACATGATTTTGCAAATCGATCCGGAGCCCGCGATGGAGCCGAAGGAAGCATGAAACGGTTTGACCTTCAGGATGCCTTCCTGCTCTTCGGCGTGCTCCTCATTGTGGGAGGCGTAGCCGCGTGGAGCCGTGCGGCCGCGGCAATTGTTCTGGGGCTCTTCTGCTTGGGCTTTGTTCGCTCGATCGCGCAATCACGCGCACCGAATAAGCCGGAAGGAAAACTCTGATGGGCGTACTCGCGCGGGCCGTCGGCATCCAGAACTGGTCTATTGAAGACCCGGCACAGCCTTTGCTGCCATATTCCGCGCTGATGGAATCGCTGGGCATAAGCCGCTCCGATTCCGGCGAGATAGTGAACGAGAAACAGGCCATGCGCGTCACCACTGCCTATGCCTGTATCAACAACATAGCCGCTGATCTTTCCGGGCTCCCGCTTCCGGTATTGCAGTTACTTCCGGATGGTACGGTTCAGGTGGCATCCGATCACCGGCTCTTTCCCATTCTGGAAAGACAGCCGAATAAGTACATGACTTCTATGGTCTTCCGCGGCTGCGTGTTGGCCTCGGTGCTGGGATGGGGGAATGGTTACGCCTTCATTCGTCGCGACGGCGCGGCGCGGGTCACGGAGCTTATCCCGCTGCCTTCAGAGAAGACCTCGCCGGTACTGCTGCCGCTTGGTCAGAATCAAGGGCTCACTAAACGTAAACTGATGTACGCTACCACCGCCACCGAAGACGGGATGCCCAGTTATATTGACCCGGACAATATGCTGCATGTTTCCGGCCTGTCCTTTGACGGCTACGTGGGAATGTCACCGATCCAGACCTGCCAGAATGCTTTCGGGATCGCGCTGGCCGCGGAAAGATTCGGGGCGCGCTTTTTTGGTAATGGCGCCAAGGCTTCCGGCGTTCTCTCCCATCCCGGTACCCTCGGCACCGAGGCGCTGGAGAATCTCAAAAAATCGATCCGTGAGATTATGACCGGCGAGAATGCGCTGCGCCCGCTGGTGCTCGAAGAGGGTATGAAGTGGGAACAGACCACCATCAACCCCAACGACGCGCAATTTCTGGAGACGCGCAATTTTCAGCGCGAGGAAGTGGCCGCGCTCTATCGCATGCCGATGCACTTGCTGCAATCGCTGGAGCGGGCCACGAATAACAACATCGAGCACCAATCGCTCGATTACATGCGTACCTGTCTACGCATGTGGGCCGTCCGCATCGAGCAGGAGATCAATCGCAAGCTCTTGGTCCCGCCCTACTTTGTGGAGCATGACTTCAATGCTTTCCAGCGCGGTGATTTTGCCTCCCAGACGGCCGGGTATGCGCTGCTCAGAAACACCGGAGTGTATTCAGCCAACGATATCCTGCGCGCTCTCCGGCAGAATCCTATCCCGGCCGAAGATGGCGGCGACGTACGTATCGCGCCGCTCAATATGATTCCGCTTAAGACCCTTGCCAAGCAGGAGAACGAAGACCCGGCCGCGGCTCCGGAGCCGGGAACCGATTCCAGTCAGGGCGAGGTTATTACCGATCAGCGCCGGGAGCGGATCGTGAACGTGTTTCGCCGCCTGTTCCGCGATGCTATCGGGCGGATTACGAACCGCAAGACGCCGGATGAGACCTTTGCCTATCGCGCGCTTCAGCCCGCGATCGCATCGATGGGCGACTCCATTATGGCGATGTACTTCACTCCCGATCAGGAGATGAAAGACCGGGCCGCGGAGGAATCCAACCGGCTCGGCCGGCAGTTCGCTCAGGAATCGCTAGCGTGGTCCAAGGCCGCGGCCAGCGCCCTCGCCAGTACGGTAGTCGAGCGGTCGTATGACGCACTGCATAGTGAGCTCGTGGGATGAAAAGAGGAGATATGAACCGACTTAGACCGATACCCTGTTTTCGCGCGGCCGTTCAAGCCGATGGCACGCTGGAGCTCCTCGTATACGATGACATCGGCTTCGATTGGTGGAGTGATGAAGGAATCACAGCCAAGACGGTCAAGCAGCAGATCGATGCGGCCGGGCCATTCACTACCATCGCGGTGCGGATCAACTCGCCGGGCGGGGATGCTTTTGAAGGCGTGGCGATTTTCAACCTACTGCGCGCCCAGGGCAAGCCGATCGCGGTCTTTATAGATGGGATCGCGGCATCGGCGGCTTCGGTGATCGCCATGGCGGGCGATACGCGCGTCATGGGCTCGGGCGCGATGCTGATGATTCATAACGCATGGTCAAGCTGTATCGGTTATGCCGAAGATATGCGCAAGATGGCCGATACGCTGGATAAGGTCTCGGCGTCGGTAGCTGAGACCTACATCAGCCGGGCCGGTCTGACCGCAGAGAAAGCCAAAGAGCTTATGGATGCCGAATCGTGGCTCAGTGCGAGCTCGGCATTGGAGCTCGGCCTCGCTACCGGGATCGCGGAGCAGAGTGACGATGACGGCGACAGCGCGATGGCTCTAGCGCGAGGCTTCAAATCTCTGGAACGGCTGAAGGCGGTTCCCGCCATTCTGAAAGAGCCCGAAGCGGCTGAAGTCGCGGCCGGGCTGGATCTCTTCGAGGCCGAGCTCCAAATGATCGAGCTCACCCTCCGCACCTAAGTTTTCCCAAACCAAAACCAAGCTCTGCACCAACGGTCTTCGTGACCGACAGGGCGAGGTATGCGAAAAGCGGCCGGAGCTCGGGCTCAGGCGGGCGCGCCACTTCACCAAGGAGATATCCAAAATGTCCTACGCGAAGGTATTGCGTGAGAAGCAGGCGCGTGTCGCAACCCAGATGCGCGCCCTCGTGGACACGGCCAAGAAAGCTGACCGCGGTCTGAACACCGAAGAGCGTACCCAGTGGCAGAATATGGTCGCTGAGTTTGAATCCAATGAAGCCACTATCAAGGCCGATGAGCAGACCGAGACCATCGAGACCGGGCTGGCCGCGGTTCCCGCCGATAGGGTGGTGCCGGGCCTCGCGGATCGCGGAGCCGATCGGAATACGGGCGGGCGGCATACGGCCAAGACGGATGATACGCCGCACGGCAAGGCATTCGCCAAGTGGCTGCGCGGTGGTATGGCGATGCTCCAGCCGGAAGAGCAGCGCCTGATGCAGAGTCGCGCGGTGTCGCTGGATGCTCTCGGCATCCAGAACGCGCAGACGGTGACGGGCAGCGGCGGCGGCTATCTGATCCCGCAGGGATTCTCCAACCAACTGGAGGAAGCTCTCAAGTTCTTCGGGGGAATCGTTGGCGAGGTGGACGAATTCGCCACCGATACCGGCAACCCGTTGCCGTGGCCGACAGATAACGATGTAGCCAACAAGGGCCGGATGTTAGCCATCAATACCGCGGTCACAGAAACGGATGTGACCTTCGGGCAGGTAACGTTCAACGCGTATATGGGCTCTTCCGATCTGGTACTGGTACCGATCCAGTTGATGCAGGATTCCTACTTCGATATGGATTCGTATTTAGCGCGCAAGCTCGGCACGCGGCTCGGCCGTCTGATGAATCAGCAATGCACGATAGGCGTCGGCGGAGGCACGGCTCCGAGCGGGATTCAAGTCGCGGCTATCGCTGCCGGCAATAATGTACAGGGCGCGGTGGGTACGGCGACGTCCATCAAATATCCCGATTTGGTGAACGTTTATCATGCCGTTGATCCGGCGTACCGGCAGCGGCCCAGCGCCAAGTATATGTTCAACGACACCACGCTCAAGGTGATCCGGCTACTGGTCGATGGCAGCAGCCGCCCACTCTGGCAGCCCGGTATCAATGCCGGATTTGGAACGGGATTCCCGCCCACCATTCTGGACAAGGAGTACGTCATCAACTCCGATATGCCGAACATGGCAGCGTCGGCCTATGCCGTACTATTCGGCGATCTCAAATCCTATAAGCTGCGCCGGGTAGCAGGTGGAGTGACCGTGATGCGGCTGGTAGAACGCTACGCCGAATTCCTACAGGTCGGCTTCCTGGCCTTCGTACGCTTCGATGGGCAATTGATCGATGCCGGCACTCATCCCGTCGCGACGTGGCAAAATTCCGCTACGTAACTCACCTTTCCCCACGCCACATAAACAGCGGAGCCGCTCTTTCAAAAAACAGCGGAG